GGTCGCTTTACACCACTCGCCAAGAACCTCATTCAAGAAGGGCGTCTAGTTCATACCGGCGAAGAGTTGCTCGCCGAACATGTCCAGCGCGCCGTTGCCGTTCGCACCGATAACACAATCGTCCTGTCCTCAAAAAGATCACCGGGACCGATCGAACTTGCGCGAACAATGGTCTGGGGAGTAGGGATCATTGCGCGACCAAATCAAACCGGGAAGCCGATGCTCGTCGCCATCACCAACTAGCCTGAGATCGGCGACCGCGCCCTAGCCTTCTGTCGGAGTCGGAATAGTCAGCGCGGTTGCCACTAAACCCCTGCGCGATGTGGCAAAGTAGAACTATGGCGATCCTCAGCAAAAAGACCAAAGCGGCGATTAGTGTTCCGACGACGAAGGCCGCCGCCGCTGGTGGATATCTTTCGACTACCGGCGCGACCAATGTCTTCAACCAGTATTACTCGTGGCAGGAGGGCGAACTCAGAAACAAGTGTATGAGCGTCCCCGCGCTGAGTCGTGCGCGCGATCTCATGGCGTCGGTTATCTCATGCATGCCGCTTCGAATGTTCAATATGGTGTGGGACGAAAACGAAGAAAAGATGCTCAAGAAATACATCGCTCCGCGCTCGTGGCTCCGCCAACCCGATCCACAAAACACTTACGGCCACTTCATGAGTTGGGTCTTCGATGATCTCTACTTCTACGGCAGATCCATAATCCACATTTCGAGCAGAACGGCTGACGGCTATCCGGCGTCCATGCAAAGGCTCCCGGTCGGATCCATCACCAGCACCGATCAAGTCGGTCCGGTCTGGTTCGCCCCAAGTAATCAGATCTACTTCAACGGCGTTGAGTTAGATCCCCGCGATTTGATACAAGTGCTATCTCCGACAACAGGAATTATCTACACCTCACCTGCAGCAATAGAAACCGCGCTCAAAATCAACGACGCGCGAAACCGTAACGCTTCGAGCGCAATTCCAGCCGGCGTTCTACAGATCCAGTCTGGTGAACCGCTAACGGCTACCGAGATGCAAGATCTCGCCGCGTCATTCAACGCCGCGCGCGCCGTAAATCAGACTGCCGTTCTTTCGCAAGAATTGCGTTATGAACCAACCACAATGACACCAGACAAGATGCTCTTAATGGAGTCCGCAAACTACTCCGCGCTTGAATGCGGTAGTCGTATTGGAAATGTCCCGCCGTATCTCATCGGCGTCAGCACCGGATCCTATTCCTATCAATCCAGCCAACAAGCTCGCGCCGACCTTTATATCTTTGGCGTGAAACTTTATGCGGAAGCGATAGCGGCAACTTTCTCCATGAACAATGTCCTGCCGAACGGAACCTTCGTCGAGTTCGACGCCGAGGGCTATCTGGAAGAGAACTACCTCGCCGACGAGATGGACCAAGATCAACCTAGAACAGGAGAAGAAATCGCATCATGATTCGCCTAACCAGTAACCAAATAACACTTGACGCCTCCGCGCCGGACGGAACACAGTCGCGCACGATCACCGGCATAGCCGTTCCCTATGGCGTCCCTGCTGTAGTGAGCGACGGGACCGAAGTGATCTTTGAGAAAGGATCGCTACCGATAGACGGCAAGAAACCGCGTCTTTATATGAACCACGACAGCGCGCAGGCAATCGGTATTGTCACCGAAAGAGTCGAAACCGATGAGGGGATGCTCTTCTCCGCAAAGATCAGCAAGACCGCTCTCGGCGACGACGCGATTCAACTCGCCTTAGATTCGGTTATCGATTCCGTGTCCGTCGGTGTAAATGTCCTGAAATCACGAGCAAACGACGACGGATCGCTCACCGTTCTCAAAGCCGACTGGATCGAATTGTCGATGGTCCCCGTCCCGGCGTTCGCCGGCGCGATCATCACCGATGTCGCTGCGAGTATCCACCAAAACGAAGAACAAATCAGCCACAATCAAGAAGTCACTCAAGAAACGGAGCCAACCATGCAAGAAGTAGAAACCCCTCAGGTAGTTGAGGCAACGATCCCAACCGCACCAATTCCTGCCGTCCCTAAGCGTCAGTTTGATATGCCGACCGCTGGCGAGTATCTCGCCGCGATGCACATCGGCGGAACCACATTCGAAAATGTCGCTAACGCCGCACGCGAAGCGATCAACCGCAAGCGCACCGCACTGCAGGCCGCAGCCGGCGATGTGCTAACTACCGATACGCCGGGTCTGATCCCGGTGCCGGTGCTGGGACCTACCTTCGAGGACCTGAACTACATTCGCCCTGTGGTCGCGGCCGTAGGCGCTCGCGCAATGCCATCGGGCAACATGTCCAAGACATTCATCAGACCAACTTGGACCACACACACATCGGTCGGTACACAGTCCACTGAACTCACCGGAGTATCGGCAACGACTCCCGTGATTGCCTCGAATGTCGTCAGCAAGACAACACTCGCAGGGCAAGTGACGCTGAGCGTTCAGGACATCGACTTCACAGATCCCGGCGCGATGCAAATTATCCTCAATGACCTCGTAGGCCAGTACATGTTGCAAAGCGACAATCTCGCCGCCGATGGAATTGTCTCCGGTGGTGCCGTATCCGGAATCACTTGGACCGTGAACCAAAACGATCCTTCATCACTCATCACCGCGCTCTACGGTGCCGCAGTGAATATCCTCAGCGCTACCAACTTCCTCCCTGACACGATCTTCGTGTCGAGCAATGTCTGGGAATTGTTGGGACGCCAACTGGACGCAGACAAGCGACCAGTATTCCCGTACACCGGCGCCGCTGGTCTCATGGGCGTAAACGGAATGGGTACCGCGAATGTCACCGTCGCTAACACCTTCAACCCGTTCGGCCTGAACCTCGTAGCGGATCGCAATTTCGCCGCGAACACCATGGTCGTGGCTCGTGCTCGTGCAATCGAGTATTATGAGTCAGTGCAGGGCCTCCGCAGCGTCGAGGTACCGTCCACTCTGGGCAGGACCTTCAGTTACTACGGTTACGCATCCCTCTTCGTCGCCGACAATACCCAAGTCCAAAAAATCGCGCTGGCTTAGTCGGAGGCGGGACTACCGCTCATGGCTACCTATCAAGTCACGCATAAACAACTGTTAGATGGCTACGCCGTACTTCAAACTCTTACCCCTACCGAGTTTGAAGTCGGCCAGTCTCTGACGGTTGCTGGCATCACGGGCTTCAACGGCACCTATACGATCTACGCGCTTCCGCAGTTCGCGTTCATCGGTATAGACAGCGAAGGCGATCTCCTTTTCGACTACGAGATCCCAATCGCGAACCAAGTTCTGTTTGCGCTCAACGCAGCCGATGTGAACCGGACCGCCGCTAGCGGAACGATCACTTACGCCCCAACCTGCACTTGGATCGATGCGAACGACATCGCCACTTGGCTCTATCTCACACCGGCAACGGCTGGAGATCTCGCCTTTCTTACGAGTTGCGCGGCGGCCGCGAACGCGACCTGCTATCGCAAAAGACAAGAAGCCGGCTACGCGGCGGATAGTTTGACGACTTCACCATCAGCCGATGTAGAACTCGCGACGACGATCCTCGGCGGAACTCTCTATCGCAGCCGTTCGAGCATGGATCAGATCGCATCCTACGACGGGATGGGTATCACGGCGACGGTTGGTATCACCTCACAGATCAAGATTCTGTTAGGTATCCCGCGCGCACAGGTGGCCTAATGGCCTACACCGATCTCTTCAATGAGGCGTTTGACGATCTCTGCACGACACTAGGCACGATCACCGGGCTGGCCGTTATCAACGACCCGCGAAACATGCGCCCAAACTGTCTGCTGGTGAACCCGCCCTCTTTCACCGCCTTCAACTTCAACATCGCAAAGTTGGAATTCTCGTGTCTCATGGTCTCGATGGGTCCGAGCAACCTCGACGCGATCCGGCCACTCATGGAAGCCTGCGGAGCATTACTCAATAAGAAAGTGGCGGTGATCGCGGGACGCCCGACGAGCGTAGATATCGGAGGCGTACTCATGCCGGCCTACGACCTAACTATCGAGATGCAAGCTCAGACCGCGTGAGAATCCACCGATGACCGACCTAAATGACCTACTATCAAGAAAGAACTAAGGAGCAATCATGGCATCATCAACTTACCTATCGAATCCCGTCGTAACGATCGCGAGCGTGGACCTGTCGGATATGTGCTCCGCAGCCACCTTGACCTATTTGGTGGAGAGTCTTGAAGATACGGCGTTCGGAACGAACTCAAGGACCTACACGGCGGGCCTTGTCAATAATGAGGTCACGCTAACCCTTTACGCCTCATTTGCCGCCTCTGAGACCTATGCGACACTTTTCAATCTTGTCGGCTCAAAGACAACAGTCACCTTGACACCAACGACCGGAGCAGAATCAGCAACGAATCCGAAGTTCATTCTTACCGGTTGCTATCTCGAATCGTTGCCGGTCATCAATGCGTCTTTGGGAGAACTCTCGACCTACGATGTGACTTTCACGGGCGGCGCGCTAACAATCGACACCACCGCATAAACACGGCTCCGAGCCGACTAGGAGAAAAATGAGATTCAAGATCAAGTTCACACGCGAACCCGGCGCCGAGCCCGAGTTCTACTACACGAACTTCTTTATCATCACCGAATGGGAAAGGATCATGCATCGCAAGGTGCAAGACCTCACCGCGCCGATGGCGAGCGATTGGGGCTGCTGGATGTGGTTGATCCTTAAACTCAAAGGAGAACCAGTCGGAGATAACTGGAACGACTGGATCAAAAAAAACCCGGACATCGATATCGTCCCAATCTTGAATGAGACCAACCCAAACCCTACGGACGCGGCACCTACCGCCGCCAACTAGCCGAGATTCTCTGCGCGGTCGGTTGGTGGCCGCCAGACATACCCTTTGACGCTCGCGACCTCCACACAGTCGCTACTGTTATGAAAGAAGCGAGCAAAAGGAACAAAAGATGAGCGTAGATCTATCCGTCCCCGTGTACGGGATCAAAGACGCCATCAAACAACTCAACAGCGTCGAGCCGGGTCTGCGTACACAAATCACGCGCGACTATCGGCGCATTGCTAAACCCGTGATTGAAGACGCGAAGCGCATGGTCCCGACCTCAGTCCCGTTATCCGGAATGAGTAGAAACTGGACCACGGCCTCCGGCTTCAAAATCTTCCCGTGGGAGGTTGGTCACAAACAGCCGATTAGCGCAAAAATCAACACGCGCAAAATTACCGAGTACGCCGGCTTCAAGCGCAATGTCGGAACCTTCAATATCCGCTATTCAGGACCCGTACCTCAACTATTCGACATGACTCGCCGAGGCTCACTAGGTGCTGCACTTACCGCCAAATATGGCGCCGCGTCTCGAATCATGTGGCCGGCTTACGAGAAGAACGCGAGCACCGTTCTAGTAGAAATGGCCGCCCTCGTCGAGCAAGTCATTGAGAAAGTGAATCGAAAGGTCGTCCAATAATGGCATCCGTCAATATCCCGATCGTCTCCGAGTTTGACTCGAAGGGGATAGACCGCGCCATCAAAGAATTCAAGTCGCTGGAGGGCGTTGGTGCTAAGGCGCAGTTCGCACTCAAAAAAGCAGCATTACCCGCGACTGCCGCGCTTGCCGGACTAGCGGCCGCCGCCGGTCCTGCGATTGCCGCCGCATCGGATCTCGGTGAAAACCTCTCCAAGGTTGGTGTGATCTTTGGAGATAGCGCGAAAGAAATCGAGGACTTTGCCTCAACCGCTGCAACCTCACTTGGCCAGTCAAAGAACGCCGTCCTGCAGGCCGCCGGTACCTTTGGAACTTTTGGAAAGGCGGCTGGACTAGGTGGAAAAGACCTCGCCGATTTTAGTAACAACTTCACCGCACTCGCATCGGATCTCGCGTCATTCAATAACACGACACCTGAGGAAGCGATCAACGCGATCGGATCCGCGCTTCGAGGTGAGTCCGAACCTCTCCGCCAGTACGGTGTACTTCTCAACGACGCAAAACTCAAAGCGGCCGCGCTGGAGTTAGGTATCTACTCTGGTAGCGGAGCACTAACAGACCAGCAGAAAATTCTTGCAGCGCAAAAGGTAATTTACGATGAGACCGGCGACGCCCAAGGCGACTTTGCTCGAACCTCCGACGGCCTCGCCAACAGCCAGCGCCAACTCAAAGCACAAATGGAAGACCTACAAGTCTCTATCGGTCAGGCGCTCCTCCCCGTCGTTGAAGCGATCCTGCCACTCGTCAAGGACTTCGCGCAATGGGCCGCCGACAACCCTCAAACCTTCACCTATATCGCCGGCGCAATCGGTCTAGTTGCCGCCGCAATCGTCGCGACCAATATCGCGATGGCGCTCAACCCGTTCGCCTTAATCGCGGCAGGAATTGCGCTACTCATCGGAGGGCTCATCGTTGCATACAACAAGTTCGAATGGTTTAGGGACGGGATCAATGCGATCGTGAACACGGTCATCGGATTCTTTGCCGGCATGGTGAACGCCGCGATCGGTGCCGTGAACGCGATCATCTCGGCTTATAACTCAATCCCGCTGTTGCCGGATATTCCGAAAGCGCCGACTATCCCTGTCCCGCAGTTGGGATCAAAAGCCTCACCAACTCCAAACCTCAAAGGAATCCAAAAGTTCGCCGATGGGGGAATCGTCACACAGCCGATGCTCGGTCTGGTAGGCGAGGCCGGACCGGAGGCGATTATCCCTCTCAACCAATACAACAGGGGCGGCGGAGATATCCATATCAACATCAACGGAGGACTAGCAACCTCCGCAGAAATAGGTCAAGCCGTACTTAATAGCCTCCGCGCCTATTCACGATCGGCCGGACCACTAGAACTTTCTATCGCATGAGCGGAGTCTCGGTAGTCGAGTCGGGTAACTACGATTTACAAATCGCGACCGGCTTTCTTGTAGATGCGTTCACGCTGAACGATCCGCTTAAGGGCCTACTCAACTCCACCGCCTATGTGTTAGACGGGACCACCGAGTTCGCCAGCGTGCTAAACGGGACTACACAGGTCACGGTGAAACGCGGCCGGCGCGATGTCGGCGACGCCTTTTCTAGCGGCACACTCACCGCGACACTCCTCGATGTGGATGGGATCTTCAATCCGTTCAATCAGGACTCGCCCTACTACGACACACCAGACGCAAAACCCGGACTAGCACCACTCCGCGCCGTAAAACTCATTCGATACGACATCGTTGATAACCCTGAGGAACTCTTCAACGGTTACATCGTGAACTACGACTACAACTTTGAGCTTGGAGGCCTCTCAACCGTCACCGTCTATGCGGCAGACCAGTTCTATCTACTCAGCCAAACCGCACTAGACGCGCACAATGTGGACCCCGAAACCTCAGGAGAACGAATCGAAACCGTCCTCGACTATCCCGAAGTTGATTTTCCTTTACTCGCTAGAAACATTGACAGCGGCACCGTGAACCTAGGTCACGACAGCGCTTACAACATCGAAGCCGGAACAAATGTCCTGACCTATATCACACAAATCAACCAGACCGCTGAGTTCGGTCGCGTGTTCATGAGCAGGTCGGGCGTGCTCAACTTTCAGCCAAGAATCGGAGCGACACTAGCGAACCCGGTTATTCGATTTGACGACCAAGGCAATCACTCCCCCTTCAACGGTGTCGGCATCACCTTCGAAGCCGATCAAGTGGTCAATCGAGCAGTCGTTACCGGTCTCAACGGCAACACGGCAACCGCCAGCGATCCGACCTCTATCGCGACCTACTTCATTCAAAACACCTCAATACTCGGATCGTTGCTCCATCAGCAAGGTGAGATAGATGACGCCGCCGCCTATCTACTCAACGCCGAACCTGAAGCACGCTATACGAGCGTTGAGACCGCCTTTCTCATGATCACTAACGCGGAACGCGACGATCTAGCCACGATAGAAATCGGCGACACAATCTCGGTATCTAAGACATTCCCAACCGGCAACACCACAAGCGTCCTAGCCCAAGACCTGAGCGTCGAGGGAATCGAGCATCGGATCAACTTGAGCACCGGCCACAGCGTTATTCTCTTTACGGCGCCTACGACGATCGTCTTTGAACTGATACTGGACGACCCTCTCTATGGCCAACTTGACGAGCAAAATGTCTTAGGATAGGAGCACTATGCCAACCACACCATTCCCATTTGTAGCCGGGGCGGTCCTTGAGGCGTCCCAACTCAACGACATCACGATGCTCCCGATATCGGCAAAAACCGCAAACTATACACTGGTTGCCGGTGACGCCGGATCTCGCATCCAAATGACCAACGCCGGCGCGACGACGATCACCGTGAACACCGGAATCTTTACCGCTGGTCAGTCCGTGTTCATATATAACGCCGGAGCCGGTACCTGCACAATCACGGCCGGCACAGCAACCGTTACGACATCCGGGTCTTTAGCGTTGGCGCAATATGGAGGTGGCACGCTTCTATTCACAAGTGCTAGCGCTGCTACTTTTTTTAGCGGTGGCGTCTCTTACGGCGCCGCGACTGGTGGAACCTCATCGAGCATTACCGTCGGAGGAGTTCCTTTCACGCTTCTAACTTTTACCAGCGATGCGACTCTGACCGTTACTCGCGCTGGAAAGTTTGATTTCTTTGCAGTCGGTGGCGGCGGCGGCGGAGGTTCGCTCGGTGGTGGTGGTGGTGGCGGAGGAATCATGCAGGCCACACTCGAATTAAGCGCGACAACTTATTCTGTGACTATCGGAGTCGGCGGTCCCGGAACAACGGCTTCAAGTAACCTCGCCGGATACAACGGATCGCCGAGCGGCCTTGCGGGAGTTGCGGCAGGTGGTGGTGGTGGCGGAAGTCAGCAAAGCACTAACGGCCGAAATGGTGGCTGCGGCGGTGGTGGTGGCAACCGCGTAAGTACAGGCGGTCTCGGCTTCCCATTGCAAGGATTCAACGGTGGAAACGGTCCCGGCGGAACATCAGTCGGTGGTGGTGGTGGTGGCGGCTCTAGTGCGGTAGGTGCTAACGCGGTCGGATCAGCCGGGGGTAATGGCGGAGCCGGAACAAGTGCTTCAACTTTTACCGGCGGCAGCATTACTACAACCTATTCAGGCGGCGGCGGTGGTGGAGGTGTAACTCCCGGAACGGCTACGGACGGCGGCGGTGCAGGAACAGACGCAGGAACTGCAGGATCAGGTACAGCCGGCCGCGGTGGTGGCGGCGGCGGCGCGAACGCTGGCGGCGTATCCGGCGCTGGCGGAAGTGGAATCGTATATGTGAGGTTTAGAACATGATTACTTATTTTGCACAATTAGACGAGAACAATCGAGTGCTCGCAGTTCACTGCGTTACTCAGGAGTTCATTGACGAAAACCCAGACCGCTATTTGGGAACTTGGGTCGAAACTTTTACTGACGACCCAAACAAAACCTATGCCGGAGTCGGATTTATATACGACCCGCAAACCGAAAACTTTAGCGCGCCAGTCGCAAATCCTAATCCTGAATGAAATGGCGAGTCCTCATCGGTTACGCGCTCTTAGTAGCCGTCGTCATGTGGGGCTGCTCTGGTTGCTCATACGACGGCCGTTATCGCTACCCGTGTCAAGATCCAACCAACTGGACTAAATCCGAATGCGAACCTCCACTTTGCAACCCGTCCGGAACTTGTACTCGTGACCTGATCTATGAGACCACGACTCAAACCTGAAGAATTACACGCCCGGCTAATCGTCATCGTCGGAGTGATTCTTGCCGGCGTCTTTGCGATCACCGTTCTCGGATTTGTGTACGCGCTGATGTTCGTAACGCAGCCGATCGGAAAACAAGCTCCGAATGACGCCGCCTTCATCGATCTTCTCTCAACCCTGACCGTCTTCATGACGGGAACCCTGTCCGGCCTAGTTGCCTCCAATGGGCTAAAATCGAAACCGAAAGACAAAGGAGACCACGATGAAAGCAAAGGATAAAGCGCTACTCGCGTCCTACGGGCGATCGGTGCTCGCCGCCGTCATAGCGGTGTACTCAACTGGCAACACCAACCCAAGCGATTTAGGCAAGGCAGCGCTCGCCGCACTCATCCCCGTTCTCATCCGATATGTGAACCCAAAAGATCTAGCCTTCGGTCGTGGCAACCGCTAAGGCGAAGCCCGGCGTCCCGAACGCGCGCGACTACATCGGCAACGCCGACGGACCATCGCCGCGCAATCGTGCCGGAATGGAGGAATGGATCCGTCAGGCGATCTATCACTCGAAAGGCGCGGTCTGGAATAACGGGAGTTATGGCCAGCGCGACATGAAAGGAAAGCCGGGGTCGTTGAGCGTTCACGCGACCGGCAGGGCCGTTGATCTTTCATACAGAAAATCGGAGAAACATCCGAACGCTAATCGCAAAGACGCGATCGCATTTATCAACAAGGTCTTAGAACACGCAAACGATCTCGGAGTCCAAGCGGTGCTCGATTACTTTCCGGAACCGTTTGGAAGGGCGTGGCGATGCGACAGGCAATCGTGGACCAAATACACCAAGCCGACTATCCATGGCGCTCCCGGCGGGGATTGGCTGCACCTTGAGATTTCACCTCAGGCGGCGGACTCGGTGATCTTTGTAAAAGCCGCATTTCTAGCGGTATTCGGAGAGATCCACAAATAGCGAACACGCATCCCCTAGGGTCGTTATCAACCGACGGAAGGCGAGCAAATGACTGAACCGCAGTTCTTTGATTACAGCGTCTATATAGGCGCGATGGATAACGGGCAGGAGATCCTCGTCCAAATATTCACCGACCCGACCGACGGGAAGTATCTGCTAGGGCAGATCTCATTTAGATCGCATTCCTCGTCTTGGGGAGTGCCTATTCCATTGGAGAAAAAATCATGAATTATTTAGCCGAAAAACTAATCGCTAGCGTTCTGTGTCTCTTCCTCGGAGTTACGGCCCTTACAGGCGACGAGAAACTCCAATCAGGGCAATCTGCGAACACGATCGCACTTGCCCCATACCTAATCGAACCGACTACGACGAGCACGACTTCAACGATCTTTATAGATCCTTACGCGACCGCGCCGGAACAGTTCGCACAACTAGCGATTGGTCTCGGTTGGCCGGCATCGGAATACGACACGCTGGTCCGAGTGATAGATCGCGAGTCG